CCTTATGTGGTAAGGGTTTCAAGGGTGACACCAGGGGGTACACCTCTCAAAATGGTGTACCCCTCCAGCAAAAAACGCACGAGTGCATATAAAGGCTGAAATTTTTTCTTTTGTAAGAAATTATTTTCTTCTGAAAAGTTGTATGTAGAAACGCTGTTTTATAGAATCCAAAAACATGGCAGAAGCAGTCAAGACCGAAACACGGGGCAGGCCCCCAATCTCAGAGAACACAAGGCTTACTGGCAAGCAGTTGAAGTTTGTTGAGCTTTACTGCACACGGGAAGGAACTGAGACCCTCCAAAACCTTGCAATAGAAGCAGGATTTAGCAAGTCAGGTGCCCATACCAGGGCGTATGAAATGCTGAATCCAAAGAAAAGCCCTCACATATGCAAAGCAGTCAGGGAGCGCAAGGCCGAACTCAACGAGAAGTATGCTGTTACTTACGGGCAGCATCTAGCTGACTTAGGCAAGATCAGAGATGCCGCTTACGCAAACCAAAATTATGCCGGGGCAGTCGCTGCTGAAAAGGCTAGGGGGCAAGCTGCGGGACTGTACGTCAGTAAATCAGAGATCCGACACGGCAGTATTGACCAAATGTCGAAAGAAGAAGTTAAAAAAGCACTGGATGATTTGAAACGACAACTCGGTGAAAGGGTAATTGAGCATGAACCAGACGGAGTCGGGCTTTTGGAAAAGGCTGAAAAAGAGACTTGAAGCGAGCTACGAACAACCTGTAGTCACCCGAGTCGAAAACAGTTCGACCCCGGGAATACCTGACCTGATTCTTTGCGATTCGAAAAAAAACATACACCTAATAGAACTAAAAGTAACGAAGGGCAATAAGGTAAACATAAGCCCTCACCAAGTCTCATTTGCTACCCGCCATAACAGTGCTCGAGTTTGGATGCTCATAGAAAAACAAAGCACTGATCAAAACAAGTGTTATCTGTATCGGTCGAATAGCGTGATGAAGCTGGCAGAGTTGGGCATCAACGCAGTACAACCGGATCTTATTTTTGACTTGGTTCAAGATATGGAGATCTTTCTTTGTTGGTTAAAAAATTCAAAAAAGCTTGACACGTCGCACGAGCATGATGTTAAGACTGCAACATGTTTTTCATAATAAGAAGACTTACAGAAAACAGAGACGCCACTAGGCTTAAACAGTCTCTGCTCGAACAACGTCAAGCAGAGAAAGAAGAATATAAAAATAAGCTGCAAAACGTGCGTAAAACCACCGGCAAAATAACTGCCTGGACCGTTGGACAAAAACAAAAAACTATGGGATTGTTCGCAGACACTTTTAACAATGGTGCGAACAATGAAACAACGACCCAAGACACTACTTAACCGAAATCCCGACGCTAATACCAAAATCGCAAAAACTCAAAAGGGGTTCAACCCATTTGATAAGCCGATATTCATGGCCCACCTCAATCTATTCCCCGACCTTATCACCTGCCCAAGTAGCAAAGCAGCAAAATGCCTCGACCCGTGTTTAAACTTGGCCGGCCGAGGAAAGTTCAGTAACGTCCAGGCAGCTAGGAAAGCGAAAACCGAATTCTGGCATGAAGACCCAGATCGGTTTTTAGAATTACTCGACCACGAGATAACGCTGCATGAAGCCGCCCGAGCGAAGAAAGGACAACAATCTGTCATCAGATTGAACGTGACCTCGGACATTGCCTGGGAAGATCACGGGATTATTCAGAATCACCCAGACACTTTTTTCTACGATTACACGAAAAGAGCAAAACGTATCGACAGAACCCCAGAAAACTACAAGCTTATGTTTTCATATAGTGGAGAACCGAGATACCAAAAACAGGTAGAAATAGCCAAAAATACTGATGCACCCATTGCAGTAGTGTTTCGGCACAAACTACCGGACTACTTCGACAAGCTCGACCGCCAAGTAAAAGACGGAGACCAAACCGACCTCGCTAATGCTTTCTCGGGTCCGGTGGTGGTGGGTCTCCTGGCAAAAGGCCCAGCAAAAACCGACCGATCTAATTTCGTCCAAGATGTTGACCGCATCCCGGTAAGTATGGGATGATTCCCAATTCTTAAACAGGAGTAACAAAAAATGACCGCACAACGATATAAAGCCCAACTACACGAAGCCGGAATGGCCGGTACTAGAGCCGTGGCAATTACTGAGGCCATAAGCGAATTGCATAAAGCATTCGCGGCTTGTGACGTAACGAACCGGAACATCGTCCGAGATTTATTCGGAAATTTGACCGTTGACCAAATGATAACGGACTTTGCCAAAACAGAAGATCTTGCAAAAGATATTTTTGATCAAGACCGGGAACCTCTTGAGGATCGCGTTTACACCATGGTCAAAGAGCGCGTCGAGGAAAACATTCACGGCCTCGTTAAAGATAGCTTGAACGAGCGTTTAGACGGTATCGACTGGTCAGAGTATGTTGACGATTTTATCAGATCCAAAATTGATACGATGATCGAGGACCCTGTTGGCGACGAAGTCAGAAAAATACTAGACGACGTAACTATTGAAGCCACTCTACGCTGGTAAACGATCCGGCCTCAGAAAAAGCCCCGGCATGATCCGGGGTTTTTTTTGGCCTGCGAGTATGCGATCATTCCCAGACATCTAAAAAAGGAGAAAACAAAAGATGAGATCTATAAACGAAATTGCCAGAGATATCGAACGAGATTGGCAGGAAAAAGTAAATTTTGCAGCGCGCCCTTATCTCGATGCTATGCACAGTTTGAACAGTGTAAACGATTATTTTGGACACGACTCTGCATCGAGCGTTATACGTTATTTTTTGAGCAACGCTACCACGTGGCGAGGACCCAAAGCGCGAGAGATCAAAGTAGAACTAAAGGAGATTCTCAAAAATGCATAAAATACTTATTGGCTGTGAATCGTCCGGGACCGTCCGAGACGCTTTTCAAGAACGTGGCTTCGACGCTTGGAGCTGCGATATCAAACCAAGTGAGACCCCCACGAATAGCCACCTGCAAATGGACGTGCGGCAGGCATTACGCGAACAAAAGTGGGATATGCTTTTAGTTTGTCACCCACCTTGCACAATGCTTTGCAATAGCGGGGTCCGATGGCTTCGAACCCCACCGCCCGGCCAAACATTAGCCGATCGCTGGAAAGAACTCGAAAACGGAGCGCGATTATTTCGGGATCTTATGGACGCAGACATACCATCAATAGCCGTTGAAAACCCCGTGATGCATAAGCATGCAAAAAAGCTTATCTGGGGATCGGACTATGAACGATCTTGCAAAAATGACGGAACGTTTATTCGTACGTCTCAACACCCGTATCAGTTTGCCGAGAGTGTAGATAGCCCGGACAACCAAAAAAAACTTACACACTTTTGGATCAAAAACTTGCCGCCCTTGATCCCGACGGGAACGCTCACAAAAGATACCGCTCGAGATGATATCCACAAGGCCCCACCCGGACCGGATCGTTCGACTTATCGGAGCCGGTTTCACGTAGGCATGGCTAAGGCGATTAGTGCCCAATGGGGAGATTACATACTCAAAAACGTGCGTCCCTGGTCAAAACAACTCAGCTTGATTTAGCCCTCCCTGGTCAAAATGCCCCGGACTAAATCCGGGGTTTTTTTTGTCTCAAAAATCACTCATACTGT